TACTTCAAAGTCTCAGGGCTACCAACACCAAAACCAACTGCACCACCAGTAACCAACTGACTACGCTGAGGATTAAATTTAGCCATCAGTGTCAACAATGGGTCTAAAGAACTTCCTTTGGCAACTGCTTTAATTGCACTCTGTTCATCCTTAGAGAACAAATTCATCTTGCCTTTATTAGCAGCAAGATTGATAAATCCTTGACGTATCAGTTCACTTTCAGATGCACTTGGATTCAGTGCTTTTGTTTCTGCAACATCAAGAATGTTTTCAAGAGTTGATGCACGACTTAGATTTCTCCAGTCTTTACGAGCACTCACAATTTCCTTGACAGCTTCATCAATTCCACCAGCGCCAGCAGACACATCTTTTGGAGACAGATTGGCAACTTGGTCGTCAATTGATCTAACCATTACGCCAGCCAATCTACGAACGTTTTCGTCTCTATCACCCTTAAGGTCGTTTGCAAGTTGACGCATTTGATCTAGCTCGTCAAACGACAATTTACCTTTGGACAAAAGGCTATCATATTTATTTAGAACTGTTTGAACAGAAGGTGCGTTTTCTAACAAGAATCGAGCATTATTTAAATTTGTCTTTACATCATCAACAATGCTAGCTGCTGTTTTAGGTGTCAACTCAATTCCAAGATCAGAAACCTTTGTATATGCTCTAGATGCACGTTGCTTAACATCTGCCATAGTAGCAGTAGGTTGTTTACCTGAAACCATACGACCAGCAACATCACCAGCAGTTTTGCCAACAGCACCAGATACTCCAATTGCGGCAATTGTTGCGGCTAGATCGCTACCAGTTATTTGTTTTACTTCTTCTGCAACAGGTTGTGCAACCATTGGAGCAGCAGTAGCGGCTGGTAATTGACGCACTAAATCAGCACCAAAAATAGATTTAGGAGCCGCTGCCGCCATACCTCCCGCTGAACTCAAGGCTTGCATACCAACCTGTGCGGCTCGTTCTGCACCAGTTTGAGGTTCAGGCAAACCCATCTGCGTAAGACCTTGGCTTTGCATTTGAGACAAATATGGCGCACGTTTTTCTGAGCCAACAATATTTGCCCCAACGTTGTATGCACCACTTAGAAAGTCAGCAGCCATGTTTACTGGAGATGACAAGCCAGTAGTTACAGCACGAACACCTAAACCAATCTGACGACCCAATGAATCAATCAGTCCTGTCTCTTGTGGCTGTTGAGCTTCTGGTTGTGCTGGTGCTTGAGGCGTAGGCTGAATTTCACCCAAACTAGACTTGATCTTTGATAAAGCCGCTTCATTGCTCAACCCATCAGGCAACTCATACGAAACACCCTTGTATTCATAAACAGTACCCATGATTTTTTCCTTTAATCAAGTTTGATTGGGTTTTTTGCTGTGCCAGCAGTAGGGCCATAGTAAGGCTGAACACCTTGTGATGTTCGTCTGCTATCAATTCTTCGCTTGGTATTTTCTTCAGCTTTTACAGTTGACTTGTAGAAGTTGTTTAGAGCATCCAAGGATGTTTGAGTGTCATTTGCACCGAATGCAGCAATCAGTTCATTTGCAAATCGCAATACGTCTTTGTCTGTTTGTACACCCTTGGCGGCGTCTGTCTTCAAGTTTGTTGCTTCTTGTACAGAACGTTGCAATTGAGCGTAAGCACGACTCTCTACTGTTGATTTACCAGCAGCATTTTGGCCTAAATATCTTAAATTGTTTACAGGGCCAAGTTCCAAAGGTGCTTTTTTGGTTTTAGGGTCTACAGTTAATGAATTAATTGCTGGAAGCAAAGAAGTTGCCCTAGCAGTTAAAGAGTCAACTAACTCAAGGTCTTTGCTTTCATCTCTTTGCAGTTGAACAGGAAGGGGTTTATTTCTAGCGATTTCAGCATCTTGCGCTATTTTTTGTGCTTTTAAAGTGTTGTTTAATCCAGCTTGCTGTTGTGCCAATGCCAAATATTGTTGCGATGTCTCTAAACCTTGACGCTTCAAATCATTCATTATTTGTGAATTTTGGTCAAGACGAGTTTGTGTTTGTTGGAACTCAGAAGAACGTTGAGCCGCTGTCGCCAAATTAGCAACCAACTTATCGGTCTGTTCTTCGCTGTAGATACCCTTGTTAAAACTGTTTTTGTATTGTTGAGCCGTTGTTTTAAGTGCTGCTGGAATAGTTGGGTCATTAACAAACAAGTCAAATGGATTGACTTCAGGAGTACCAGCCGCACCAAGTTTACGCAAGTCAGGCAAAACCTTGGCTTGTTCAGATATAGCCGCACGACCTTGAGGGAAGGAAAGCAACTTAGTTTTAACTTCCTCGTTAATAGTGCCATCAGGATTCTTGAGTTGTCCAACCAACTCATTAGCCAAGTTAGTAAGACCAGTTGCTTGCATACCTTGACCACGCTGAGTTAAGTAGTCTTGAACCTTCAATTGATTCAACTGCTCTTCTTGAGCAACTTGCTTGACTTTCATCATCTCATTACGCAACAGGAAAGCGGCTTCTTGGTCACCTGTTTGCAATGCTGCTTGAATGGCTTGACCATAAGAATCAGGGTTTGCAGGGTCAATCATGCCAAGCAACTGTTGACGCTGTGTAATCTTCTGCAACTGTGGGTCTTGACCGCCCAAAGCGCCACCAATAGCACCACCCAATTGGTAGCCAGCCTGACGCATACCAATAGCGGCTTGTTGGAAAGGGTCTAGCTGAACTTCATTAGCCGCACGTTGACGAAACTGAGCCATTTGATTGGCCTGATACTGCTCAGGGGACGCAAAGAGTCCTAAGATTTCACTTGTTGCCATTCTTTTCCCCTTTAAGCAACTTGAACAAGTTGACCGTTGATGATTTGATACTTAGGCGCTGATGATGATGGTGTTGCCACACCAAACACATTACTCAATGCACTGTTAACTGCGGGATTCTGAGCAACACCAGACAAGAAGTTACCAGAGGCAGAGTAAGCATTTGATGGATACATGGTAGCCGCCGCATTGGTGATGCCACTAGATAGCAAGCGTCCAGCTTCTGCTGTACTAGCAGTAGTCTTAGCACCAATGGCAGTACCCAAGTTCATGGGTTGCTGTGCAAGGCTTTCAAGTCCTGTGCTTGTATCCATAGCGGTAGCAAATGGAGCATAAGCCGCAGTCTGACCAGCGTAGTACTTGTTCTGCAAACCAGCACCAGTATCAAACAGACCAGCACCAAACTGAATACGCTGTTGAGCCGCTTGGTCAGCATTAGCCGCCAATTGCAAATTACTTTGCGCCAAAGAGTTGTAGTAAGCCGCCATCTCAGGATTGGTAGCCATCAGGTTACCGCCTTGAGCCGTAGCCGCACCTGTACGACCTTGCTGGAACAACTTGTTCTGCAACAACGCTAACTGATTCTCTTGAGTAGGTGCAAGCAAAGCCTGTTGTTTGGTGATGTAGTCTTGTGCGGCCTCCTCTGGAGATTTAGCAAGATAACCTTGACCCAAATTAAAGAGACTTTGCGCTCCGCCAGTCAAAGGAAGATAGGCATAAGGAGCCAACTCAGCATCACGCAAACCTTGTGTTGCCAAGGCAGACAAACGATCTTGGTAACCTTTGATTTCAGCACTAGGCGTATAACCAGCACCAATGACATTGCCTTGTGCATCAGTGGTGAACGCAGACTGACCAAATCTAGTAGTTACCCCAACAGGACGAAACTTAGCGGCATCAGCCGCAATCTGAGCCGCACGAACTTGAGCATCAGCGGCAGTTTGAGCCGCTTGTTGAGCTTGCTCTGCTTGTTTACTAGCGCCAGCACTACTCAACAAAGATTGAACACCAGCAACACCAAGTTTGCCTAGTGTGTCTGTACTCAGGCCAGTAAAGTTAGAAACAGACGATAGAACGCTAGGAATCAATCCTTGTGAAGCTACAGCAGTAGACAATTCAGCGGCAGGAACAGCGGCATAGTTTCCAGCAATAGTTGTTGCTCCAGTTGTTGCGGCAGTACCGCCACCAAACAAACCACCACCTTGGAATGCTGTAGGTGCAACAGCCTGAACAGCACCAGCAGTTAATCCTGAAATAGCACCAGTAGTTAAAGCAGTCCCTAAAGAGTCCCCTGATACTAGACTTGCACCAGTACCTAAAGCCGCCGCACCTACTACAGCCGCCGCCGCACCAGTAGCGCCTAAAGCCGCACCAATTGCGGGAGCCAAAGGAGGAAAGACAACTGCCGCAACTGCCGCAATAGGCTTGATGTTCTTCTTTAACCAATTACCAAGTTTTTTCAGTCCCATATCACGCTCCTAACTCGCCAGAGGCAAGCATTTCTTTAACCATCTCACCAGCGGCAACAAAGACACCAACGATCTGATAATCAACATCACTAGAGAAGTCAGCTTCTTCAGCCAAGCCGCTATCAACAACAGCTTGCAAGAACTGAGGATACATAGACTTATCTTTCAAGACAGCTTGCGCCATTTCACCAAGCCGCACAAAAATATTAGGGTCAAGACCTTCCTCAATGATGGACTCTTTGACCATCTGCTTAACTTGCGCTACTTCTTGTGATGTTGCCATTTTTGTGTTCCTTAGATAGTGCCGTTAGCAACCACGTTGCCTAAAACAGTCAAATTACCGCTTGAATCAATCTTAGCGACAGCAGTAGATGAGTTGTAGATATAGAGGACATTGGATGCCTCTACAAATGAGAAGTTGGTAAAAGTACCATCAGCCTTAGACGCAATAGCGGTCTGGATGTTGGTGAACTCAGTATCAATCTCAGTACCCTTAACAACCTTACCCGCATTGCCAGAAGCTAAAGAGTCTTTAGCGGCGAAATTCGTGGTTTTTGTGTAATTACTCACTATATCTCCTTAAACCATTTTTCCATCTTTGGCTTGAATCTCAATCTTCTGGATGCTAATCGGCGCACCGTTGATCTGAACTTCATAACCAGTTTGCACAACCTTACCAAACCCCGATGCTTGACCAACCAATGTACTCAACTGAATGCCAGCAGAGTAGTAAGCCACTGGTGAACCATTAGCGCCATACTCCGCAATTCCATACTCCGCAACCGTAGTAACTGGAATATTCAAAGTTGTCGAGTAGTACTGACCAGAGAAGTCGTAACCCCACTTGATGACAAAGCCTTGGTTAGAACCACCAATCACCACAACTGAAATCTTCTTGACAATAGATGTGATGCTGATATTGCCAAGGTCGGCATAGTTGGTGAAGTACTGCATACGGTAGCTAGTGGCATGGTCAAGGTAAGTACCATACTTACCAACATAGCCGTTCTTACCAATCAGCAAATCACCATTGCGCTTGGAGTAGAAGCTAGTAGGCTCAATAGAGTCCCAAGTTGTAACTCTTGCAGAACCATCTTGCAGTTGTGCCTTAGTGTCGAATACATACGTCACCTTGGTAACTGGCAAGTTCAGCAAATAGAAGCCATTGGATTCTGAGTAACAGCCTTTGATGTTAGCCATGACTTCAGAATAGACGTTAGTCATCAAGTCATTGCGTACATTCTTGGACAAGTCACGTAATGGTGCAGACTTCTCTTGAATGGTACGCAACAGGCTACGAACGCCACTGTTAGACAAGAAGATGATGTCTGAACCAGTTGTAGCAATCGAGTCTCTAGACAAGCATCCAATGTCTCCAATGGTGTCACTTAACGCCATAGTGGATGGAGTTGTTGCACCTGAATAGATCAAGATTTGACGCTTGCCAAAGATGATTAGAAAGCCATTGTGGGCAGAAAGTCCCATGATCTGATCTGACCCATTAGGCCAAATCTTTGAGACATCCAAAGTGCCTGAAGTGCCACCAGTCCAAACATGACCCGCTAACAAGTCAGAGAATGTGATTGTCACGTTGTCAGTTGTAGTCTCTGCAACCCACAAACGACCAAAAGAGGATGTAACCACATTACCAAGTGGCACAGTACCAGCATAACCAGTCTTCTCTGAAACTCTACGATATGTCGTAGTGCTAACAGCAGGGTCATAGATCAAAGGGGTATGACCAGACTGGAAGAAGTAAGTAATGCCATTCAATGATGCACATTGCCAGTTGCTTGCTGTGATAGTGGGTGCAGTACCCCCACCCCCATAGGTCAACTCAACAACAGCATTAGAACCGTCCAACTTGAACAGTTTGTTGTTGCCAGCAAATAGGGTAGTCAACGTGCCATCAACTTGGACTAGTTCATGGATGACACCAATGTTGTTTGCGCCAAGGTTTCCAGATGATGAGTTAACCCTTGACCAACCTTTGCGTGAACCAATACGACCATACTGGTCAATCACACAATTGGTAGCAATAGACGCAAAACCAGCCGCTAAATCTAGTGGCGAGTCTTGCGTGTTCAGCCCATAAAAGCCGGGGGCTGAGATGCTAAAGATTTGTAGCGGCTTGCTCATACAGGCACAAATTCCTGATTTTCAGGGTAACGAGTACCTTCCAACGCAATGTAGTCAGAGAGCATAGATTTGTAGAGGAGGAAGGCTTCAGATGAGTTAAAGCCACCATCTTCACCACGTTCAATCAAGGCTCTTGCGTAAGCATTTTGCGAGACTAAAACATCAGGCACAAGCACAACAGTAGAGTCACTAGACAATGTTGCCTGTGGTACTGCCAAGCTGAATGGGATGCTGTAAACACCATCAGGACGAGGGTACAGCATCACCTTAGTGTCATAGCTACCGTTAACGCCATCAAATGAGTATTCTGATGGAATGCCACTAACAAGAGTTGAGAAATTCTGTTTGCGGTTCATCGACACAAAGTCAATGTTTCGCATTCCAAGATTGCTGGTGACGTTAAGAACGTCAAGGACTTGGAACTTCTGACCTGAACCAGTCAAGGCATATGAATAAGTACCATCAGTAGTGCTGATAGTGATAGTAGTGCCAAGGACATTCCAAGCATAAGCATCTTCAATCTGACGCTTGGCATCATTGACAAACTTACCAATCAGAGTTGAATAGTCGTTAGCTGTTACGGTTGTGACGCTAGGTTCACGCAACCGAATTAAGACATC